ATGCGGCAGTGGCGAAACTGGTAAACGCGATAGACTCAAAATCTATTTTTCCGGAAGAATTTGCGGGTTCGAATCCCGCCCGCCGCACTACCCTTATGCCGACTCTGAAGCATTTAATTGCGATAATGATGCTTTTGGTGAAACTATTTTCGTTGGATAGGCTGAGCCGGCTCGTAGGGAAACAAACCATAAATATATCCGGATAGTTCAACGGTTAGAGCAATGGTCTCCAACACCATTAATGTGGGTTCGAATCCTACTCCGGGTGCTTTTGGCGAGGTAGCTTAGTTGGCTAGAGCAATCGGTTCATACCCGGTAGGTCGTGAGTTCAAGTCTCACTTTCGCCACTTATCGTCCTATAACTCAGCTGGGAGAGTGCCTGCCTTACAAGCAGGATGTCGTAGGTTCAAGTCCTACTAGGGCGACTTTCTCCTCTTAGGCTAATGGAAAAACTATTTGGCTACGAACCAAATGTTGGGGGTTCGACTCCCTCAGAGGAGGCCATTTTATTTATGTAGAAAGGAAGATAGTTATGGAAATAACAGAAGACACACTATTTCGCAATCTATCTCAACAGAATATTACCTTTGATATGGTTGCGGATAAAATTATAGATTATATAGATAAAGAGCCAGATAAAGATTATGTTTTGGCTATTGGAACAGATTCTCAAACTGCTTCCGAAACCAAAGTTGTTTTATCTATTACCCTTCATAGATTATATAATGGTGGTATCTTCTTTCTACATACGAAGTATCATCAAGCATACAAACGCAATCAGTTGCATCAAAAACTATATGAAGAAACCCAAGCATCTCTTGATGCAGCTGAAATCTTAATTGAAAAATTAAAAGACAGGGGTCTTGATATCCAAGAAGAAACTTCTCATATTCACCTATCAATTCATATGGATATTGGTGAACATGGCCCAACAAGCAAATACATCCAAGAGTTAGAAGGCTGGGTTCGTGCAGTTGGCTATGATTATGAGATTAAACCTAACTCATATGCGGCTTCAACCATTGCGGATAAATATTCAAAATAGTTGATTTTTATAAAAATATATTATATAATATTTATACAAAGATAAGGAGAACAGACCAATGGACAAGAAACTTGTGTTATCCGCTCCCTGGTATATCTATATAAGGGAGATTAAAGCTCTTTTTGAAAAAGACCCTGAGATTAAGATTGTTTTTGATGAAGATAATCTTGAGGTTAAACTCTATGTTGACAATCCAGCAAAGGCAGATGCTCTTACTCAGATTTTAGCACCAGAAAAGATTTTTGGGTCAATTTCTGTAAAAGTAACTGTTATTCCCGCAAATAAATTAAAGATGGGCAATGGTACTCTTTATGCAGCAGCATTTGAAGGTAATCCAATCTTTTCTCATTTTTCTGAATTTCAGGGACTTTATAGCCAGCCAATTACATATGTTGTTTTCAAGAAAGAAGTTGTTCAGTACTTTAGTGATAACCTTGGTGATGAGCATGGCATTACTTCTACTCTATATCAGGATATTGCTAAGGATGTTATCGCTAAGGACGGTGTTTACTTCTGTACTGATGCAGATGATGAATCTACAATTATTAAATTTGAAAAGTAATTCCCACCACCCGATACTAATTTTCATAGGTAGTAATTAGTGGATAACCGGTAAGTCGGGGAACTCCAGGTAAAGTCACCTGCGCGCGGAGGTTGCGCTCCGCAATTAATCGGTAGGCAAGCATTAAAAGCCGCTTAAGACAATAGTTGCCCCGTCCGTGGAACACTAGGAGGACTAACTCCTGAGACCCTTGGTTAACCGAAATCATAAACAAGAAAGCGGTCTAAATTAAAGTTGTGAAATCCATAGGGGATGCGCGTGATTGAAGCGCTCGTGGTTTAAACGAGGTTAGCCGACTGCACGCCCGATTAATTAATTCTTATTTGAAAAATTTAAAAAAATATATTATAATATATATGTAAGGTTAAGGAAGAGGTTAAAAAATATGCGAGTGTAGCTCAGCAGGCTAGAGCGTTCGCCTGATAAGCGAGAGGTCGGGTGTTCAAGTCACCCCATTCGCACTTCCCGCAAAATTGCGGCGTACCCATACGAAAATTGGTGGTTGGCAACTCCGTATAAGTTGCATCAACATGCGGTCCCGTGGTTCAGTCGAGTAGAATGCCGCCCTGTCACGGCGGAGGTCGCGGGTTCGAGTCCCGTCGGGACCGCCATAAAAAGGTTCGCACTAATCCTTAAAGTGCATCAATATGACCGTATGGTGTAATGGTGGTTAACTAGAGTGCATAGCATACCCGGTTTTCTACGACGTGATTTGGGTTCGATTCCCAATGCGGTCGCCATAAATAAAAGTCGCTTACAGCAAAAATCCTCTTGGTAGACAAATGGTAAGTCATTAATCTGAAAAATTAAGAATTGTTGGTTCGATTCCAACCCAAAAACAAGCGACTTGAAATATGCTGCGTTGGTGAAGCGGTGAACACACTGGGTTTTCATCCCAGGATACAGGGGTTCGATCCCCCTACGCAGTACCATTTGGCATCATCTTCTAACGGTTTAGGAACCCTGGTTCTCAGCCAGGTAATGTGGGTTCGAATCCCGCTGGTGTCACTTTTTAAAAATCATATATATACCTCAATTAAAGGCACATTCAGCAAAATTTTACAGACATTAGGACTTGTAATCCCGAGGTCGTGAGTTCGAGTCTCACTCCTACCTTCATCGGTAAGATAGCTCAGTTGGGAGAGCGCGTATAAATAGTGCCTTGTTAAAGCGACTTTAAACATATGGCGGGCAGAGCATGCAGTAGCCAGTAAGTCTATGACAGCTAAATAGATACTGCTGGAACTAAGAAATCTCTAGTCGCGCGTGATTGCTCTTAAATAGACCGCCGCCTTATGCCGACGTGGCGCAATTGGCAGCGCAACTGACTTGTAATCAGTAGGTTGCAGGTTCGACTCCTGTCGTCGGCACTCTCTGCGAATTTGGTGTTTTATTCCTTTCTAGATGTTTTGTATTATTGGGTAAAGGGTAGTAGTTAATCTACTACCTTTTACATTTCAAGGAGGTTGTTAATGGAAGAAAATAAAGAACATGGCTTTGGGTTAATTCCGTCTGAGTACGATAGTAGGGACTACAGCCTTGTAATGCGAGGTAATTGAACAGAACCTAGCTTCCCTGAAGAGTTTGATTTAGGAACGATTAGAGTTAAAGACCAAGGCACAAAATCAACCTGTGCCGCACATGTTATGTCTGAAATTGTTGAATATCATTACTATAAAGAAAATAACAATAAATTTAAAAGATTTAGTACCGATTTTGTATATGGTTCTCGCAAACCAGGAGACTATCTTGGTGAAGGTATGCAGATGCGCGATGCGTTAAAAACTATCAATAAAATTGGAGATGTATTTTATACAGATATGCCAGGCAACACCGATGTACCGACCGCAATGAATAAGGTTTCTCAACACCCAGAATTAAAAGACAAAGCTTTTCCAAATAGAATCACTTCTTATTATAGAATTAATTCTGAAAATGAAATGAAATATGCTTTAATGAATCATGGGCCACTTGCAGTTGGTATGTATTGATATGATCACGCTGATTTATCAAACTATATATATACCTATGATTCAACAGATAGTTATACAGGCCATGCTGTTATGATTGTCGGATGAACAAAAGATAATTGAATAGTTCAAAATTCATGGGGATACAGTTGAGGTAATGGAGGAAGATTTTTACTTCCCATGAAAAATTCCCATGAAACAATATTTGAAGCATATGGAGTTACAGATAATCTTCAAGAAGTAAGAGCAACTTCCAAACGATTAGGTTGATTTTATCAAATAATTAATTTTATCGTAAGACTTTTCAAAAAGTAAGATTTGCGGCCGGGGCCTAATAGCGCCCTGGCCTTTTCTTTTTTATAATTTTATGATATAATATTTGTATGATAAAACTTAGAACATTTACAGGAAATAATGAAACATTATTAAAATTTGTTTTTTCTTCTGCTGAAGTAAAAGTTGATAAATGGATTACTATAACATCGGAAAAACAAAAAATACATTTTCATAATCAGCTTTTTACTTTATACGATGACGACATTCCGCACTTCCGTGCGCACACTGAGGATTTTTTCTTAACCACCTCTTGGATTCAAGATGCCTATAGAGATAAGCAACAAATCTTACTCATTTCAAATTTAAATCAAGAACCCTTGATGCTTTTTTATGGAAATCAAATAACTTTCAAGCATTATGATAAGGATATTAAATATACTGCGCTTGAAATTGATGGTAGAGAAATTCACCTTTCGCAATGTGCGTGGATGATTTTGACAAGAAATATTCCCCTATAAGGGGATTATTTTTTTTTAGTAGCCAGCGTGGACGATCGTTGCCGCCAAAAAATCGCATATGGGAAAATTTTGAGCAAATATTTGAAATTAAATAAAATTTATTATATAATAATAATGTAATAAATAAAGACCCTAACAGCAAATTTAGTTTACTAATTACCTGTTCGTAATAAAAGAAACTTTAGGGTCTTGAAAGGAGAAAAAGGAAATGACTACATTTTTAAATGCTCTTAAAGATGAAACCAATTTCACTTATACTGAAAATGGTGGCATTACCCATAAGACAACTAAGAGTAATCTTTTAGATATGTTCGCTATGGGTGCGGCAATGCGTAATCGTTCTGACGAAGATGTTATTTTGATGTTCCGTAAAGCTTATGTAGAAAATCCTACTTATGCTTTAAAGTGTCTTTTCTATATCCGCGATATTCGTGGCGGTCAGGGAGAAAGACGCTTCTTCCGCCTTTGCTTAACTGACCTAGCTGAACATGATCCAGAAGCAATGCGCAGAAATATCAAGAACATTCCTGAATATGGACGTTGGGATGACCTTTACGCACTCGTTGGAACTCATGTTGAAAGCGATATGTGGAAGTTTATGAAGCATCAGCTCGTTCTTGACACTCAGTCTAAAACTCCTTCACTTTTAGCTAAGTGGATGAAGTCAGAAAATACTTCATCAAAGGAAAGCAAGCGTCTGGGTAAATACACAAGACTTCAGATGCATATGACTCCACGTCAATATCGTAAGACATTATCTATTCTTCGTGAGCGTATTAACGTTCTTGAAAGACTTATGTCTGCTGGCCGCTGGAGCGAAATTGAATTTGATAAAATCCCTTCTAAGGCCGGTTTTATCTACAAGAATGCGTTTGCTCGTCATGATGTTGAACGCATGATGCAAGATAAGAATGTCCAGTCTTATAAGGAATTTATTCAAGATGAGACCAAGAGTGTCAATGCAAAAGACCTTTATCCATATGAAATTGTTGGTGAAGCAATTAATATCACTAAGTATTCATATTATAATAAGGCTGATACTCTTTCTCGCACTGCGGTCAACAAGTATTGGGATAATTATCTCAAAACTCTTGATGAATTTACCTTTAATGGTATTGCGGTTGTTGACACTTCCGCTTCAATGCTTCGCTATGGCGCAAAAGACGCACCTATGAATATTGCGATTTCTCTCGGCATGTGTTGTGCAGAAAAGGCAAAGGGCCCTTACCACAATCACTTCATCACTTTCTCTCATGACCCACAGTTAATTGAGGTTGAAGGTGTTGACTTTGTTGATAAGGTTGAGAGAATTTACTCTAAGAATACCTGTGAAAACACTAATATCAAAGGTGTCTTCGACCTTATCCTTAATACTGCTATCAAGAATGGTTGTGCACAGGCAGATATCCCAGAAAATATCATTATCATTAGTGATATGGAATTTGATAACTGCGCCCGGCCGGGCTGTGGTTGGTATTCACGCCCAAGAGCAGAATTCCCTGCTTTTACAAAAGCAACTGTTGATACAGAGCTTGAAAAGATTGCAGAGCAGTGGGCACGTCATGGATATGCAATTCCTAATCTAATCTTCTGGAATGTTGATGCTAGACAGAACAATATTCCGATGATTGCGCCAGGTGCTTCATTCATTTCAGGCATGAGCCCATCAATCTATCAGCTAATTACTACTGGCAAAACTGGTTATGACTTGATGATGGCAAAGCTTGACTCTCCACGATACGCCGCAGTTAATTAATAATCCTTGGACAACTTCAATCAAGTTGTCCTTTTTTATTTTTACATACAATGATAGAAAAAGACAAAGGAGGGCATCAAGATGACAACACAAAAGAAGTTTTTAGACCAAATTGGTGTCGGTTATTTATGGTCTAAGATTTTAGATGAACTAAAGAAAAAAGCTTCAAAAGAAAATGTTGCTTCATTGGAAAATCGTATTGATGAAATCGAAACCGCTGAATATGTCATCTATGGTGGTTCTGCTTCTGATGCTATCAAGGAGGACGAATAATGAAAAGAATAGTCGAAGCTACAATTCGTCTTCGTAGAGATAACGATTATAATTATGAAGCAATTAAAGATAAATTTGTTCCAGCTAATGGTGAAGTAGTGCTGGTTGATACCGCTCGAGATGGTCTCCGTGCGAAGGTTGGTAATGGGTATAATACATATGCCGAACTTCAATTTACAGATGCAGACCTCCGTAATGCTGTTTTACAGGGCTATTATGATAATGGACATTTTTATAGTGATCCTATAAAACAAACCCCTATGATGGATATGATTAATAAGATTTATATTGATATCCCGCATAGTAAAATTTATTATTTTGATGGAGCTGATTATGTTCCAGTAGAAGCCAATTTAACTACAGCCAATGCGGATGTTGCCGGTGTTATGAAATTATATAGTACTACCGGTCAAAATACCGATGGAACAATGACACAAAAAAGCATCACTGATGAATTAAATCAAAGAATTAAGACTGATATTGATGCTCAAAATGAATTACTTATTTTTAATTTATAAGGAGGACAAATAAAATATGAGTCAAACATATGCAAATAATGATAATGTTTTATCAAAGGTAAAATTTGGTAACACTACTTATTATTTAAAGGATGCAGCTGCTCGTGCTATTCTTGATACATTTGGAGATGTTGTTACTTATGATGTTGCGACTTCTAATGCATCATTTGCTGAAAATAACACAGATATCCCTACAGCTGGTCAAGTTTATGATTATATAGGTCGTCAAATTGGCGCTATCGGTCAGGCATTGAATCTTCTTGCAGCTACTGACACTAAAGATGTCACCGACCCTCAACCAGGTGACTTCATTGTTAAGTCTGATGGTTCTGAATGGCTATATGATGGATCTGCTTGAAGAGAAATCGGTTCTGAAAATGCTTATGTTGTAAAAACATTTACAATTGCTGGCATTGATATGCAAGATAATATCACTGCAGCCGAATTAAAAACAGCATTAGAACTTGGTGCACTTGCTTATAAAGATAATGGAAGTATTAAAGTTACAACAATCGATAGCTTTAATTCATTCTCAACAGGTAAAGCTGATACGTACACTATTGCTGGAACGGCAGTTTCAGTACCTGCGACATATGACGCATTAGATGTTACTCCCGCAGGTTCTGTCGAACTTACAGCAGGTACAGCTGCAGCAGCTTCATATGACAAAGCAACAAGTGTTGCAATCACTTCTTCAGCCGCTACAGAGGAAATTCCTGCTAATTACACGCCTGCTGGAACCGTTACAGTCACAGATATTACGGTTACTCCAAGCACAGGTTCAGTTGCTACAGTTACAAACGCTGGTTCAGCTTATCAATTAACAGATGGCAGTGTTTCTCATGCAACAGATACAACAAGTGCTTTCGCCACAGAAGGTGTTGTTGCTTCTATTGACCCAGAGGATTCTGAAGCGCTTGTGTTAACTACTGCTGGAACAAGTAATGCAGTTACAGCCGTTGGCGCAATTACATATACAGCACCTTCACTTTCTGGTTCATTACCAACATTTGGAAGTCAAAATGTTGTTACCGGCATTCAAAGTGCTACTGGTTCAGCTTCATTCTCTGGAACTGGTGCAGTATTAGCAGCAGCGCCTGCTTATACAGTAACAGCTGCTACAATGACACAACCTACATTTACAGCTGCCTTTACAGGAACAAGCAAGAGCGTTACACCATCAGTTGCTACAACAGTTAGTGCCGCTCCTTCTGATGCTACTGTTACAGTTGCTTCAGAAACAATTACACCAACAGCTAATAGCACAGAAAAAACAGTCAGTGTTACATTTGGTAACAATGCTTAATTAACATACTAATTTCTTGAAATGATAGAAATTTATAATTAAAAAACAAATTATAAAACTCTTGAAAAGATAGAGGATATAATTTTTTCCGGGTAAGGGAATATTATGTCCCTTACCCGGGTTTTTATTTTAGGAGAAATTTATGATTAAAGAACAAACTTTAATTAAAAAAGACACTTCCATAAATTGAAATAAGGCTAAAAATTTTATACCAAAAGAAAATGAAATAATTATTTATACTGATTTTAATAGTATTAAAATTGGTAATGGAAAAACCAAAGTTAACGACTTACCATTTGTAGATAATAACGAATATATGGTTGAAGAAGATACTTTGGTTATCAACACAAAGGAGGTTAAATAATGGCTGACCTTTCAAAAGTAAAATTAAATGGAGTAACCTATAATTTTAAAGATGCTCAGGCCCGTGCGGATTTACTTAATGTATCAGCCCCGCCTTTAGCAACAGCTACAAATGACGGACTTATGTCCGCAGCTGACAAACAAATGTTGGATAATATGAATCCAAATATAAGTGTAACAATTTCTGATATATATGCTTCAGAAACGCATGTAATAAATGCTAAACAAGAAAATATGGTTGATTTAGAAATTATTGAATCACCCCATATTTCACAACAAATCCGCACTAGCAACTTATTAAATGTTGATAATTTTACTCCTGGTTTTTATATTAGTGGTAATGGTGCTCTTGCTTCTAATACGAATGATCATGTTGGAGATTTTATTCCAGTATCACCAGGAGATGATATATATTATACTGGTATAATCGGGCCAACTAATTCAGGAAGTATTAACCGACGTCTTCATGTATATGACGCAAACCAGCGCTGAATTAAACAACTTAATTTTGCTAGTAATTTAAAAGTTGGACAAGCTTGAAGTACTAATGGCACTGTTCCTTCAAATGGAGCATATGTAAGAGTATCTTGAGGTGTTGAAGATTATAATGTAATGATTAGCGTTGGTGCTCCAGATAAATACTGACCATATTATATTACACCATTTAGTCCAATTTCCAGTGCTTCATTTCAATTATCTCCAGATGATACATACACAAATGCTACTACTTATACTGTAACAGTACCTGCGGTCGCAGGTGATTTATACGGTTTCAGATATAGACCAATAGCTGGAAAATTATATGCCACTACTGGACATATTGCTTCTTATAATGGAGAAACATTACCATCTACTAATTGATACTCTGATAGAGACACTTACGAAGAAGGAAAAACTCCTTCTATTGGTGCTGAAGTTATCTACAAATTAGCAGATGAAGATATTGTCGAATATGATATTACGCCACAAACAATTCCAATGTTTTTTCATGTGAATTATTTAAAAACAGACACTGGTGTTATTGTTAGTTTCTCTTATTATGCTGAAACATTTGGGGTAAGTCATATAACTATTTCAAATGGAGCCACGATAGGAGAAACCGATATCCTTGAAAGTGATGTTCAAGGATGAAATCGTGCGGCTGAATCAATTGACGATAAAGCAAATCTTGTTGCTCCAGCATTTACTGGTAATGCAACAGCACCAACTATTGGAATAGCAGCAGTTTCAGATAGAATTGCTACTGCTTTATTTACTCAAAGATTACTCGGTAGCCTAATTGCTCCATTACAGGAAAGCAATAAAGCAACTAAAAATTACGAAGTCGGTGAATATCTTATATTTGGTGGAGTTTTATATAAAGTAACTGCGGCGATTGCTCAAAGCGGAACCATTACCGCGGGTACAAATGTTGAAGCAACTAACGTAATGGCTGAAATAGTTTCATTACTTTCATAAGGAGGAAATAATTAATGAAAAGACAAATTTTTGAAGTTCATAAAAAGGCTTTAGGTTCTAGCGTTGGTGGATATGTTCCGATGGCTTCTGGATATCCAAAAGTATTCGATTCTCACGCTGCGGCTTATGAGGATAATGTTGATGCGGCATTACTCGCAGCAACAGCTGCTTTTGCTACGGCCTGGAGTGAGATTTGCTCAACTGCCGCAAATAGAGATATGCAAGCAGTTATTTTAATGACTGCTGATGGCTTTATTCTTGATAAAAAAGTAGTTGGCGAAATTCCTGAATTACCAGATGAAGAAAGCTAGTAAGTTTGCTACGGCATAAAAAATATGCTATAATATTTTAAAAGGAGAAAATTATGATTGCAGTTATTAACGATCAAAGTTATACTTTAAATAACTATTATACAGAAACAAGCGGAAGATTACATCTCTTCATTAACTGCGAAGATAATCCATGTGATATTGGTACTCTTGAAGAGAATATTTTAAACAATAATGGTATTTCTCTATATGCAGAAAATGATGAAGATAATACTGCGGAATTGGCTGCCAATCTTTCTGGATACAATAAATTAATTCATCTTGAAAAGAAATATGATAATGGCGCTCAAATTTATGTAATTATTGATGTTGAATCTGTTTCTGAATTAATAGAAAATCTTCAACAACAATTAGAATCAGCACAAGCAGATATTAGAACTCTTACTCCACAGGTAAATAGTTTAAATAGTCAAATTGCACAATTAAATCAGAATTTGAATAATATGACCGCAGAACTAAATGAAAAAAATATTATTATTCAAGATAATGCCAGTAAATTGGAACATATGGAATTGGATTTCCAGCTTATGCAAGAACAAAATGCAGACTTATCTAGTCGTATTAGTATTCTTGAAGCTATGTTACCAAAATCTGATATTATACAGCCTGAAGAAGAGTCACCTATAGAAGAAGAACCTTCCGAACAAGAATAATTACAAAAAATCCCTAGTTTAATCTAGGGATTTTTTATTTTTTATAAAAAATATGTTATAATTTAATAAAGAAAGGAGAAGATAGATATGAGAAAACCAAGAGAATTAACAAAAGATGAGTGTTCCTTTATTCGGGATATTGCATTAAAAGCATCTAAAGATAATAATCTTGATTTTAATAAATGCTATACGATAACCTTACTTTACTTTCTTTGTCAATACTGCGGTTTTGAACGACGTTCAATTCCGCCTGAATATGTATTTTCAGTAGAGCTTTTATGTAAGAACTTCTATGGTTCTTATATTCATTATATAAACGAAATTAATTATTCAAATGATGAATACGCTAAAGCTATAAAAGCCGCTGAAATTGCCCTTTATGGAGGTGATGATCCGAAATGTCTTTGGTAATGGATAAAGTCCAAAAGCACTATGAATATGCATCACAAAGTTTTGAAAAAGATAATATTATCGGAATTTTTTTAATTGGAAGTCAGAATTATGGAACTGATATTCCAACCTCTGACGTAGATACAGAACTGATTATAACCCCAACTTTAGAAGAAATATATCAAAATAAACAAGCAAAAAGTTCTACTATAACCTTACCTGATTCAAACGAACAAATTAAAATAAAAGATATTCGTTGTGTTTTTTCTGAGTTTAAAAAACAAAATATTAATACAATAGAAGTTCTTTATACAAACTATTGTATTTTAAATGAAATGTATAAAAATGCTTGGCAATCTCTTCTTGACGAAAAAGAAATCATTGCTCACTATGATAGAAAACGTGCTGTAAAAGCTATTAAAGGAAATACTTTAAATAGTTATAATAGACTTTTTCTTGAAGATGGCTCCATTAGTAGAAAACAAGTTGCTAATATTGTTAGATATGAATACTTCTTACGAAACTTTATAAATGAAGAATCATATGAAAAATGTTTGCGGCCAGAGGGTCAAGCAAAAGACTATATTATGCAAATCCGCAAAGGAGAAATGGGCGAAGGCGCCATGAGAATTATTGCGGAATCAACAAAACAGGCATTAGATATACTTTTTAGTGCTTACGATCAACGACCAGAAGCAGATACTGAAGATATTGATTCTCTTCTTACCAGACTCTGTAAAGATTTCATTGATATTTCATTTTTTGCAGAGTATGCTAGAAATGGAGAAATATAATTATGAGTTATAAAGATATGAAAAAACCTAAAAACATTTGGTTAATGGGAGATATTCATGGTGATTATTCCCCAATTAAAAACTTCTATAGACAGAACAAAGATATTCTTTCTAAAGATTTTAGAGAGAATGTCTTAATTTTGCTCGGAGATGTAGGGATTAACTATTTTTTAAATAATAGAGATGAAAAAACTAAAGATAAATTAGAATCATATCCATTTAAGTATTTCGTTATCCGTGGTAATCATGAGGAACGTCCTTCTCTTTTGGCTAAAGCCTATCCAAAAGAATGGCATAAAGAAGTTTTCTTTAATAATACTGTTTGGGTAGAAAATAAACATCCTAATATCTTATATGCTCTTGACGAAGGTGGTGAATATGAAATTAATCGCCAATCTGTTTTAGTTCTTCCAGGAGCATACTCTGTTGATAAGTGGTTTAGACTTCAGAATGGTTGGTCTTGGTTTCCTGAAGAACAAATGTCTTCTGCGGAAAAACTTCAGATTTTGGCTTCGCTAAAAAGAGATTACGATTATATTTTATCTCATACTTGCCCACTCTCTTGGCAATCATATATCTCAGATTTATTTTTAAGTACAGTAAATCAAGACGAGGTAGATAATTCAATGGAAAAGTTTTTAGATATTGTTGCAATTACTACTAAATGGAAAAGATGGTATTGGGGTCATTATCATGATAATCGAGATGTATCTGCAGTAAATGGAACTATGTTATTTCATAATGCCCTACCTTTTGGTATGTCATATGCTGAATATCAAAAGCACTGTTTGACTTTTTAAAAATATATGATATAATTATTATATAAAGAAAAAGAAAAAATAAAAAATGTGGAGGTTTTTGTATGGGTTTTGAAAAGAAGATTGCTGAAATTGAAAAACAGGTTAAAGACAACTGTATTGAAGATTCAGTTATTTTGGATGCATTTGAAAATGATGATGATTTAGAAAAAGCCTATAATTATTTCTATGAGAAGGGCATTAAGATTTTACTGCCCGACTTTGACGAAGAGAGTAATGACGATTTAAAATTTAAATCAGTCAGCGACTCTGCAAAGATTTATATGCGTCAAATCCATACTATCCCGCTGCTTAGTCCAGAACAGGAACTCTATCTTGCCAAAAGAGTGGCTGACGGAGACGTAGTTGCGAAAAACAAACTTGTTGAATCAAATCTGCGACTAGTGGCTTCCATTGCTCGCAAATATATCGGCAAGTCTTCTCTGTCCTTTTTGGATTTAGTCCAGGAGGGCAATATGGGGCTGTATAAGGCTGCTGATAAATATGATTACACAAAGGGATTTAAATTCTCTACATATGCGACATATTGGGTGCGGCAGGCGATTAGTCGTGCTATTGCTGACCAGAGCCGCACCATCCGCACACCAGTTCATGTTGTAGAGGCCCTGTCTAAAATTAAGAAAGCAAAAAGCGAATTATTTCAGTCTCTCGGCCATGAACCAACAGACGATGAAGTGGGTGCGGCGATTGGCATTACCGGAGATAAAGTCCGCATGTATATAGAGGCCGCAAGAAACCCGCTTTCTATTGACAAGCCTTTAACTGATGATGATGAAGCAGATATGTCTGATATCATTCCAGATGAAAATCAGGAAACACCTGAAGAAGCTATGCGTAAACTGGCCACAAAAGAAGCCATCTATGAAGTTCTTGGCACTCTTTCAGAAAGAGAGCAGCTGGTTATTAAAATGCGCTTTGGTCTTGAGGATGGTGTCGGACATACACTTGAAGATATTGGCAAAGCTCTTGGCGTCACCAGAGAACGCGCTCGCCAGATTGAAAGTATCGCAATGCGAAAACTGCGAAATCCAATTCGCGCAAATCAAATCCGCGAGCATATTGCAGACTATTAAGGGAGATGAAAATCTCCCTTTTTATTTTTTATAAAATATATGATATAATAATTATATAAAAGGAAGGAAAATAAAAAATGAGATTATTAGAAAGTAAGAGGTGATTTTATTGAATGACAAGGTTTGAAAACCATCAGTTTTATTGTACGAAATGCGGAAATAGGGGGTTGCCGGTATGGCGAAATCCTGCCGCACAAAGAGGTAAGGGACATTTAAAGAAACTCTACTGTATTTATTGTCAAGAAGAAGTGAATCATTACGAATGTTATAATCAAGCCGATGTTGAAAAATTTAAGCGAAAGTTTGAAAATGGAGATTTTGACTATGACAGTGTTAAAAGTGATGTGCGGAGCCCCGGCATCGGGAAAAACGCACTATATTAAAACTCATGCAAAGCCAGAAGACTTGATAATTTCAAGAGACAAAATTAGACGCTCAATGCTTACTCCTGGCATTCCTTATTTCTCAAAAGAACCCGAAGTGTTTAAAGAGTTTTGTAAGCAAATTAATGATGGCATTCATAAATACAATACTATATGGGCAGATGCCACTCATTTAAACAACAAATCTCGCTGGAAATTACTTTATAATATTGATTGTCATGCTTTTGAAAAAATTGTCTTTGTTTGTCTTGAAACTCCAGCAGATGAATGCTTAAAACGAAATGCTCTTCGGTCTGACTTTGAAAAGGTTCCAGAAGCAGGGATGAAAAGTATGCTGGCATCATATAAGCGTCCAAGTGTAAACGATTTTCTTTCTTTAAACGTCGAAATTGAAGTAATTAAATAAATTGGAGGTGTTGTAAAATGTGTGTAATTTATTGTTCTATGATTTTTTCAGCGGTTTTAATGCTTATGTTTGCGGTAGTCTGCTTCCTGGTAATTCATACCAATTCAAAACTTGAAAAAGAAAATTATCAGTTAAGGAGAGACCTTGACGCAGTTCATACTGAACTCCTGGCAATAATGCGGGATTATGAGGATAAAAATGGCGTAGCTCTTGTCCCCGCTACTAAGAAGAAATAGGTGGAATAAATCCACCTATTTTTTTTATATTTGATTATTTCTGTATTTTTTGTTATAATTTTATAAAGGAGATAATGTTTTATGAAAAGTCCTATTTTTACTTATAAAGATGGATACGCACGATGTGAAACCGAAGATAATTTAGGTAGAAAATTTATTGGTGAAGCACATTGCGCAGATGAAGATAAAGATTTTGAAAGCATTTTAATGGGTTCTACTATTGCGGAAATGCGCGCTCAAATCGAAGCCGCGAAAACATATCGCAATGATTTAAAAATTAAACTTTCTGCTCTTAAACAATTATATTACTCAATGAATCAGAGTAAACAATTTAACCCAAAAAGTTATGAAAACAAAATGTTACATAGGCAAATTAAATTAATTGAAGCAGACTTAGAAATTGCAGTACACCAGTTAGCGGTTTTAAAGTTAGATTTATATGAATATATTAATGATAAAGACCAGCTTCATCAAAGATTAAGAAAAAAAAGAGATGCTTATCAGAGGTTAAAAGAAAGAAAAGATGTTTAATTTTATATGCTGAATGAAAAATAGCACCGCTTTTGTGTTAAGTAGGCCGATGGAGCCAGAAGGCATTGTAATTCATAGTTCTGGAATACCTAACTCGTATTTGCGGCGATACGTTCAGCCAAGTAAAGGTAACGTAGACTATGAGTTAATGCAGAAAATGATTGGAGAAAATAAGCAGTATAATGATTACAATCATACTCACCGCACACATAATTTCCACTACTGGATAGGGAAACGTTCAGATACACACATGCCTATTACTGTATTAACGCATCCTATGAATATAAAAACCTGAAATGATAATTATATTCATATTTGTATCTGTGAAGATAATTTAAAAGATAAATTATATCTAGAACGTTGCCTTGCAGAGGTTATAGATACATGCTATCAAATCTGCAAAGTTTTTGAATGAGATGAAACATATATTCATGATTTTTCAGAAATATCTGATGCTCCTGATGCGAATTACTGGTTTCAAAAATTCGGATACTCTATTGATTGAGTGCGGCAAGAGATAAAAAAACTTCTTGACGAAAAAGAAAATTTTTGCTATAATTAAAATAGGGAAAAATCGAAAAAAAATTAAATCAAAAAACCAAAACTTAAAAGGAGTTAAAAATGCTTACTATATATACAGATGGAAGTACAAGAATAAAAAACCAAAAAGGAGCAGATAATGAAGGCGGTTTTGGTTATGTTGTATATGATGACGGTTGTATAGTAGATGCTTACTCTGAACAAGTTAAAAATACTACTAATAATAGAATGGAGTTAATGGCATTATTGAATGTTATCCGTAAATACGGTACTGTTTATACTTGGGGGTGTCCGCAAGTTTATAGCGATTCAATATATGCCATTAATTGTTTTACTGTTTGGGGTCCGAATTGGAGAAAAAATAATTGGACTCGTTCTAATGGTCAAACCATTGAAAATTTGGATATAATTAAAGAGGGTGTAGTTTTATTAGAAAGTGGCGATTATAATATTACAATAGACCATATTAAGGGTCATAATGGTTTTATAGGTAATGAATTAGCAGATAAACTCGCTACTGGCGCAATTACACCAGAAGAGGTATTGCAAAACTATGGACAATAAGATTTTAATACTATATGTTGATACTAAAAATATGAACGTTGAAGATGCTCATAATTCCTTTCAAGTTTTACAAGAAATGTTTCCAAATAAAACATGTATATGCCTTTCAACCGACTGTTCTCTGGAAGAAGTAGAAAAAGATGAAGCTATAGAAATATTACAAAAAATGATAGAATACTTACGTCAAGAATAAAATCTTGACTTTTTTAATTAAATATGATATAATAATTATATATGGAAAAGTATATAAGAAGTAATGAACAAGAATTAATAGATATTATGTTTCAAATTGGTTTAACAATTCATAACAGTGAATGGTTCCAAGGGAAAACTAATGAAGAAGTAGCTGAATGGATTGCTAGTCAATTGCGAAAATGCGGTTTTGATACGCAGCCAATGGGTTGTTCTTGGGGAGTATTAAGATAATGGTAAAAAAGAAAATAGATAAAACTTTATATAATGAAGCTAGTATTGAATCTCTTTCACCATTAGAGTTTACTAGACTTCGTCCTGGTGTATATGCAGGTGATACTACATATTCTACCCAACTTTTGGTTGAAATTTTATCTAACTCTATTGATGAATTTAGATTGGGTCATGGCAATAAAATTGACATTAAAATTGAAAAAGATGTAATGTCTGTTCGAGATTATGGTCAAGGTTTTATTCCTAACTCTTTTAGAGAAGATGGAAAAACAATTCTTGAAGCAGCATTTAGTGTTCTAAATACTTCAGGAAAATATCGTGAAGATGGAACATATGAAGGGACCTCTCTTGGTTCTTTTGGTATTGGTAGTAAAATTACTACTTTTTTATCTCATTGGCTAAACGTATGGACATTTAGAGATGGTGAATATGAAAGTATAGAATTTAAAGAAGGGGTGTTTTCACAAAGAAATTCAGGGAAATCAACAGAACCTTCTGGAACTTTTGTTGTTTGGAAACCTTCTGAAGAATTTTTTACCCATCCAGAAGTAGAAATCTCTAAAGTAAAAGATTTATGTAAAACTATTACTGCGCTTTGTCCAGGATTAACTATTAATCTTGATGATAATGGAAATAATATAGTATATGTTTCTAAAAATGGCATTAATGACCTTGTAGATAATGCTGTTAAGAATAAAGAATTAATTGATAGCCGTTTTGTTATGAATTTTACCAATGGTAAGAATAAAATGGATATGGTAATGACCTATACGTCTGCTTATGGTTCTACTATTGTTCCTTATGTTAATACCGGTCTTACTGAATCTGGCCAGCATATTACGCAGGTAAAAACTATTTTAACAAGAGAATTTAACAAATTCTTTAAAGAAAAGAAATGGCTCAAAGATAAAGATGAAAATTTAACTGGTGATGATATTCAAGAAGGCTTGTATGTTGTTTTTAATATTACAGCGCCAGGAGTAGCATATGATGCTCAAGTTAAATCAAGAATTACTAAAATTGATATGACGCCTTTTACAAGAGCGATTATTGACAATCTTGAAGCATGGATGAACGCCAATGAAAAAGAGGTTAAGTTAATTGCGGATAAGGCTATCAATGCCCGCAAGGCTAGAGAAGCCGCAAAAAAAGCTAGAGATAATGCCCGTGCGCAAGTAAAGAAAAAGGAAAAAGCCTTAAAGTTTGATTCAAAGCTCGCTGATTGTAAAGGCAAACCGCGCAATCAATGTGAAATTTATATTACAGAGGGTGATTCTGCTTCTGGCAACCTTAAACTAGCAAGAGATAACTCTTTCCAAGCAGTTATGCCAGTAAGAGGTAAGATACTTAATACTCAAAAAGCAACTCTTGAAAAAATTCAAAAAAATGCTGAAATTATGACAATGATTGACGCTTTTGGATTGACTGTTGACACAAAGACAATGAAGATTACTTACAAACCAGAAGATTTGAGATATGGTAAAATTATTATCGAATCTGATGCTGACGTTGATGGTGCACACATCAAGAACCTGTTTTATACATTCATTTGGAATTTCTGCCCGCAGTTAATTGAAGATGGTTATGTGTATGCAGGAGTACCCCCACTTTATAAAATTACATTACCTGGAAATAAAGGTTATAAGTATTTAAAAGATGATGCGGCTTTAGATGAATTTAGAGACCAGAACAAGGGTGTAAAATATCTAGTTAATAGACTTAAGGGACTTGGAGAGATGTCGGTCGAAGAGACTGAAGAAACTTTAACCAATCCCGAAAACAGAATTATTAAGCAAATTACTGTTGAAGATATTGCGGCTACTGAAACATTGTTTGAAACATTGATGGGTCAAAGTGCTAGTTTAAGAAAAGAATATATTAAAGAACATAGTAATGAAGCAGGGTTATATAATGCAGAATAGTATAAAATTAAAAGCATTGAGAGAAATATATGACGAAGATTTTATGACTCAAGCAGCATTAAAATATCCAAATATTCCAAAAGGAGAAATTGTAGAATACTTAGGAGAATTTCGCAATTTTTATGGAGATTATGTTAAAGTATTGTGGAATAATCAGCTATATAACACAACATGGAATAAGCTGGAGGTAATTAATGCAGAATAGACATTAAATAAAAAATATGATATAATAATATTACAAGGAGATAAATAAAAATGGAAAAAGAGAATACAACTAATTCACAACTTTATATCAGATTTAATGGACAGAATTATAATAAAAATAGATTAACTGCTAAAAATATTTTAGAATACATTGAAACATATCATCCTGAAGATAAAGAAAAATTTAGTGCTGCGATATTTGAAAATGGGCCGGTATATAATCATTTTAAAGCAAGAAACATTTTCTTAAAATGGTATTTTCCCGAAGCAGCTCCTAAAAATTCAAAGAAAAAATATACTGAGGATGTCGCTGTAAGTACTTTTAGATCATGGAATAAACAACATAATTGATTGTTTATATTAGGAGTCACGAATGCAGAATAACGATATTTATAATGAATTACATACTAATTTTATTGAATATGCATATGCCGTTAATTCCGATCGTGCAATTCCTAGTGCCGCGGATGGCCTAAAACCAGTAGCAAAACGTATCTTATATTCCTGTCTCATGGAGGGTCGTACTGCCTCAAAACCGCATGTTAAAGCAGCCCGTATTGTCGGTGATGTAATGGGTAAATTACATCCTCATGGTGATAGCTCAATTTATGGAGCAATGGCTAGACTTTCTCAGAATTGGGTTATGCGATATCCTCTTATTGACTGGCATGGCAATAATGGTAATATCGTTGGTGATGGACCTGCGGCCGCACGTTATACTGAAGCAAGATTAGCCAAAATCGCAGAAGATGGTTTATTGCAGGGGTTAAAGAAAAATAATGTGGATTTTATTCCAAATTATGATGAAACTATGGAAGAACCGGTAGTTTTACCATCATATTTCCCAAATCTTCTTTGTAATCCCAATAGCGGAATTGGTGTAGCATTGGCCTGTTCCTGGGCGCCGCATAATTTAACTGAAGTTGCACAGGCAATTGATGATTACATCGACGGTAAAGAACCAACATTACCTGGCCCTGATTTCCCAACAGGTGGAATTATCATCAATAAAAATGATATCCCCGCAATCATGAAAACAGGTCATGGTTCGGTTAAAATTAGAGCAAAATATAAGAAAGAAAAAAATAATCTTATCTTCTATGAAATCCCTTATGGAACAAATGTTGAATCTTTGGTTGCGGAAATTGGTGAAGTTGCTGAAGACATTGAGGGCATTGTTGATGTAAGAGATGAAACTAATAAAAAAGGTGTCAGAATTGTAATTGAATGTGATAGAAATTCTGATTATATAGCAAATCAGTTATTCGCTAAAACAAATTTACAATCAAGTTTCTCATATAATCAGGTTGCGCTTGTGGGTAAAACTCCAACAGAGTTAAATCTAAAAGACTGCTGCAAGATTTATGTAGAAAATGCTCTTGAATGCTTAAAAAGAGAAAAGCAATTTGATTTAGAAAAGGCTCAAAATAGACTTCATATCGTAGAGGGATTATTGAAAGCTCTTGAAGATATTGATAATATTGTTGCTTTAATTAGAAAATCTTCATCTGCGACGACTGCAAGAGAGGAACTTATAAAAGTATATAAGTTCTCAGAAGAGCAAGCGAAAGCCATCCTTGCTATGAGACTTAGTAGTTTAGCCAATTTGGAAAAAGTTGAAATTCAAAATGAACAAAAAGAATTAGTTTCAACTATTAAGGATATTAAAAACTGGTTAGCAACACCAGATACTCAATATCAGTCAATTAAAAATATCTTAGCAAACCTTGTTAAGAAATATGGGGATATTAGAAAAACTGAATTGGCTCAAATTGAAGTTAAAAAAGAAGATAAAGAAATCCAATATGTTGAACCTGAAAAAGTAGTTGTTGTAATGACAGATTCAGGTTTAATTAAGAGAATACCAACCTCTTCATTCCGCACTCAGCGCAGAGGTGGTAAGGGGGTTAAAACCGCAGATGATATTGTGAATGCGATAATTCGCACAAACACAATTGATTCATTAATGATATTCTCTGACAAGGGTAATATGTATCGCTTAATCGTTGATTCAATCCCTGAAGGTACGAATGCTACAAAAGGTGTATCTATTAAGAATTTAATTCAGATGCAGCCAAATGAAAATCCAACAGTAATCTATTCAATTTATAGAGATACTGATGCTAAATATGTATTATTTACAACCAAAAATGGATTGGTAAAGAAAACTTCTCTTGAAGAATATACTAAGACAAGGAAGAAAACTGGTATTGGCGCAATCACATTAAGAGAAGGTGATAATCTTGCCAGTGTATCACTTGTTAAAGATGAACCCATTATCTTAATTACCAAGAAGGGTATGTGTATTAAATTTAATTCAACTGAGATTTCACCAACATCAAGAGCAACTTCTGGCGTTAAAGGTATTAACCTAAATGATGGAGATGAAGTTGTCTCTACCCTTGTAGTAAGAGATAGCAATGACTCACTTGGTATCTTCTCTACTGGCGGTTTTGGTAAGAGAATTGCGGCAAGTGATTTAGTACTCCAGAAGCGAGGTGGTAAGGGAATTACTTGCTACAAGTCATCTGATGATGTAGCATCTGCGACATTGCTAAGTGACGAAGATTCAGTCTTGGCTATTGGAGTTTCTAAATCTATCTGTATTTCCGCAAAAGAAATCCCAATTTTAGGTAGAACCGCAGCTGGCAATATAGTATTAAAAGATAGATTGCAGTCTGTCTCAAAGGTATAAGAAATTATACCTTTTCTTTTTATAAAAATTATGATATAATATAAATGTGTAAGAAAGGACTCATATGTTATTAAAAGAAGAATACATTCAGCTCATTCATAGATTAAACGAAGCCTCCGATGCATATTATAATTCAGAAAATCCAATTATGTCGGATCAAGAATATGACTACTGGTTTCAACAGATTTCCAATTTTGAAAAAAAACATGATTTTATCCTTTCCATTAGTCCGACACAAAAAATTGGAGCACCGGTTTTATCCTCTTTAAAAAGAGTTCCTATTACACCGAAACCAATGCTCAGTCTAGACAAGTGCCACTCCGACGAGGAGGTTGCGGAATTTGCGAATAATCACAAAATGATAGCGATGTTAAAACTAGATGGTTTATCAGTCCGCATCAAATATAATAATGGTAAATTGATTTCCGCAAACACCCGCGGTAATGGAGTTGAAGGCACTGACATTACTGAGCATATTAAACAATTTCAGAATGTTCCAATGGAAATTCCATATCAAAAAGAACTTATTATTGATGGTGAAGCTATAATTAAAATACCAGATTTTGAAGAAATAAATAAAAATAATGAGTTCAAAAATCCAAGAAACGCGGCAGCAGGTGCTCTTAATGTATTAGATACTCAATTAGTAAAAGATAGAAAATTATCTTTTATTGCTTGGGATGTTATTGTTGGTAGTAATTATAAACTATTAAGTGAAAAGTTAGCTGAAATTCAATCCTACGGATTTGAAATAGTCTATTTTATTACAGATACACCAATAGATGAAATTAAATCAACAAATAATATAATTATATCTTTCAAAGACGAATATCCTTGTGATGGTGTTGTTTGGAAATTTAATGATACTGAATATGGAAACTCTTTGGGGCAAACTTCTCATCATTTCAAAAATGGAATTGCTTGGAAACCAGAAATAGAAGTGGTTGAATCTACATTAAAATATATAGATTGGACTATGGGAAGAACCGGTATTTTAACACCAGTAGCAGTATTTGAACCTATTGAATTAGATGGTTCTGTTATTGAACGTGCATCACTTCATAATTTAAGTGTAATGAAAAGCACTTTAAAGGTATTAAAACAAGGCTTAAAAGTTAAGGTCTATAAAGCAAATATGATAATACCACAGATATTAAGTGCTGAACCTGCGGATCTCGATGAACCGATCGAAATACCCGAGATTTGTCCTATCTGTGGAGCACCGACCGCAATCATTACATCCAGTGATGGCGTTGAAAATTTAGTTTGTTCTAATCCAAACTGTGAAGGCAAATTAGTCAATCATTTAGACCATTTTTGTGGCAAGAAAGGCTTAGATATTAAAGGTCTCTCTAAAGCAACTCTTGGGAAATTAATTGATTGGGATTGGGTAAAAGAATTCCACGATATTTTTGAGTTAAAATATCATAGAGATGAGTGGGTTTCAAAATCTGGTTTTGGGATTAAATCTGTAGACAATATTCTTGAAGCGATTGAAAATATCAGAACTTCAGATATTCCATTAGAAAGATATATTTCTGCTATTGGAATACCATTAATTGGTTTGAGTCAGGCAAAAGAATTGGCTAAACATTTCAAAGATTTTCCATCTTTTATACATGCAACTGAAGAGGGGTCTGGCTTTGACTTTTATACCATTGATGGTTTTGGCCCAGAACGGGTAGGCTCAATCCTAAACTTTGATTATGGTGAAGCTATCTTGGCTGGTGCGGCATTAGAAAAGTGGCCTACGTCCACAAAAGAAGAAGACAATTTAGATAATTTAAAAGATATTGTAGTTGTAATTACCGGTTCATTAAAGCAGTATAAAAACAGAGCAGCACTTCAATCTGAAATTGAATCTAGAGGCGGTAGAGTTTCAAGTGCCGTTTCCGCAAAAACAAACTATTTAATCAACAACGACAACACAAGCACCTCATCTAAAAATCTTACTGCGAAAAAGCTGGGCGTGCCGATTATTACCGAACAGGAATTTATTGAAAAATTCTTGCAAGAATAAAAAATTTTATGTATAATATCATTGTAAAAATTAAGGAACGAATATGGCAAGTAAGTCATTAAGAAAGAAAATCGCTCAAAAAATCGCAGTAGCAGAGCAGATTATTCGGAACAATAGTGATAGGCAAGCTGTAGAATCAGCCAAAGATGAAATCATGCATCTAACCGTCAAGTATAATTTAGGATTGGAAGATATGGTAGAAATAGATGATATGGTTCAAAAAATTTTGAAAAGATAATTGACTTAAATAAAAATTTGTGATATAATTTTTACATAAAAATAAAAAATAAGGAGAAAAAATATTATGGCAATGAAGGAAAATTCAAAGAAAGTATTAGTTTATCTTAAGGAACACAATGGTGAAGATTTAACAGCTGCTGATGTTGCTGCTGCACTTGGTCTCGAAAAGAGAAGCGTAGATGGTATCTTCACATCCGCTATTCAGCGTAAGGGTCTTGGAGTTCGTACTCCTGCTGAAGTAGAACTTGATGATGGTTCTCACAAGGCTATTAAGCTTCTAAGTCTTACCGATGAAGGTATGGCATTTGACCCAGATGCAGATGCTGAGTAATTTGGGTTAATTCAGTAAGTATACTGGGGTAGGTAATAACTAATATCTACCCCTTCTTTTTTAAGGAGAAAATGATGATTTGAGTTTGTGCGGCTATAATTGGACTATTAATTGGAATTATCATCTATTTATATCCAAAACATAAAGTTGATGAAGAAATAGTCCAAAAGAACAATAGATTAAAAATTGAAAATTCAAGTTTACAAGATGAAATAGCCAAGCTAAATGCGGAAGTTGCTTCTGCGGAAACTGAAACCGCCGCATTAGAGCGCCACAAGAGTTCATTATATGCTGATATTGACACAATAAGCAAACAGGCAACAGCCGCAACAGAAGAAATCTATAAGAAATCTTATGATTTAATGCAAGAGAAAATGTCTCAATCTGCGGAAATAGCAATGTATCGTTATCAGAAAGCAGAAAAGGAACATAAGGATGAATATTTAAAAACTCTTGAAGAAAGCACTAAGTATTTTACTGATACGATTAACGAAAAAAAGTTGGAATTAGAAAATATTACCAATGAACTTACAACTTTGAAAGAAAAAGCAGATTCCGCAATCGCCGCAGATAAAAGACGCATGCTTGATGAACAGTCAAAAGATTACTATAAAATAAAGGTTTCAGAAGAAGATATTGAAGATATTTCAATGTTAAAAGATGTAGCAAAGAAATTAAATAAAGACCCTGAACCAATAAATAAAATTATTTGGGAACTTTACTACAAGAGACCCACAATGGATTTATTGGGTAGGTTAACTCCTACTGGACAAACTCATTGTGGTATTTATAAAATTACAAATATAAATTCAGGGCAATGCTATATAGGCCAATCAGTAGATTTACGAAACCGTTTAAGAGACCATATAAAAGCAGGTCTCGGCATTGCTTCCTCAAACAACAGATTTTATACAGAAATGAAGACTTCTGGTCCAGAAGCATTTATGTATGAAATACTAGAAGAATGTGAGAGAGAAGCATTAAACGAACGTGAAAGATATTGGATTGATTTTTATAGCAGTACAGATTGGGGTTATAATACACTCCAGGGGAATAGAAATTAATGGTAAAAATTATTGGAGAACCGGGTTCCGGAAAAACAAAAAAGTTAATGGCTTTATGCCAGCAAGAAAACGCCACATTAGTCTGCAGAAATCCAGAAGCAATGTTAGTAAAAGCTCGTGCTTACGGGTATGATATTAATATTATTTCTTATTTAGATTTCTTACAAACCACAGAATATAATAAAGAAAATGCTTACATTGATGATATTGATGAATTTTTAGACCTAATAGGTTGTCATTGTAAGGGTTTTGGTGGGAATGTTTAACTGGGACGATTTTATTCCAGACCCTAATGAAGGGCTTAATAGTTGCGACCTTCATAAGATTTCTCATGAAGATACTGAAATCCTCGGATATTTCTGTGATAAAACCAATATTCATGGAGAGCAGTTAAAGCAACTATTAACCCTTGGCCTATTGGAGTTTAGGAGAGACTCATAATGAAATTTGAAAACACTAATGTAAGCAATTTTAGCGGTGCTTTTAGAGGTATGCGGAATCCGTTAGCAAGTTGGGAAAAAGCAGATAGTTTATTTGGTATAGCCAATTGTGATGATTTAGAAGAATATGATATTGCATTTAATTGGATTGAATCCAGATACCCAGGATTAGATATCGATAGTCCTGAATTTACTGACCTTGAAGATATTTGTTCTGCATGGTTAAGAGATAATGGAATATTACAAACTGATGGAGATGGCATTTATGAATATGCGTTTATTGGTCCAAATGATATGAGTTTAGCTATGCGGCTTTGCAAAGCTGGGCCAGAACACCGCAAATTTTTACGCCAAATTCAAGTATGTGTAGATATTACCGCGCCTCTATATTGGTACAAGGAATTTGATACTTATAAGGTAGGTACTACCGCAAACTCTACATCAACCATGCATAAATTAGCATCAACACCAATTACAATAAATTGTTTTGAAATAAATGATTTTGATGGAGATTTAGAAGTTAATAAAGCAGATCAAAGCGAAATCACTGATGCAGAAGAAGAAATTGATTTTATTCTACACTGGCATATGGATATGTTTACAGATTATTTAATGGAACATCTTGAAGATTTACGGATAGCTTATAATGAAACTAAAGATAAACGCTATTGGAAAGAACTTGTGCGGTGGTTGCCTAATGGATGGCTTCAAACTAGAACAGTCGCTCTAAATTACGAGGTTATTCGTACTATTTGCCATCAACGTGCAGGGCATAAACTGGTTGAATGGAATGCATTTATTGAGTGGGCGCATACCTTACCATATGCCGAGCAACTCATTTTTGACCATGAAGTTGCCTTTTAATAAAAAATTTGATATAATATAATTACAGTGATTGAAAGGTAATTAAATAATGAAGGATGAGTTTTTAAGTTTTATTGATAATTTAATTTCACACAATGAAGATTATGCAAAAAGTATTATGACAGAAGATGTAAAAGCATACCTTGAAATCTTAAGAACTGGTGAAGATACTTCTAAGCCAGAGATTACAGATAATGGAAAAGTCGTTTTAAAGTATATGCAAGATAACAATGTTAAAATGGCAAAATCCAAAGATATTGCTGAAGGTCTCGGTATTTCTTCAAGAGCCGTATCGGGCACTTTAAGAAAACTTGTAAATGATGGATTTGCTGAAAAAATTGGTAAAGACCCTGTTATATATACATTAAGCGAAAAAGGTAAGAATTATAAAATTGATTAAGGAGAAAAAGAAAGATGAAAGCAAAACTAATAAATTCAACAAGAATTGAAGGTATTTTGTATCAGCACAATCTTGAACTTAAGGTATCTGGACCAAACTCAAAGAAGCCTGGAACAGAATTTATTTCAGGTACAATTGATGTAGCAACAAACGACAAGAAGACAAATATCGTTCCAGTTCACTTTACATATGTAACAGCAGTGACTGCAAGCGGTAAAGAAAATGCAACCTTTACTACATTAAAGAACATTATTGATGGTAAGATTGGTTGCTATACAGACCCAGAAGTTGGTGATAATGCCGCAAAGTTAAGAATTGACTCTGCTATTGGTTTGAATGAATTCTATTCAGACAGAAGTGGTGCAGAAGAACTTGTTTCTGTTAAGAGAAATGAGGGTGGATTTGTCCACGTAGCGCAGTCAATCAGTGAAAATGAAAATCAGAGAAGCACATTTGAAACTGATATTGTAATTGTTGGCGTCAGAGAAAAGGATGCGGTAGAGGATGACAGTGGTAATGTAATTACTCCTGCAAAGGCAATCATTGATGGTAGAATTTTCAATTTCAGAAAAGACATGATGCCTGTTGAGTTCTCCGCAATCAATCCAAAAGCGATTGATTACTTCCTTAGCCTTGATGCCTCACCTAAGACACCTGTCTTTACAAAGGTTAGAGGTCAGATTGTATCAGAACAGATTACAAGATATATTAGAGAAGAATCTGCGTTTGGAGATGATTCTGTAAGAGAAGTTCAGAGTTCCAATAGAGACTATGTTGTTACTTGGGCAGCATCTGAACCATATGAATTTGGACTTGAAGAAACAATTACATTTGAAGATTTGAAGGCTGCGGCTCAGGCTCGTGAAAATACCTTGGCTGAATTAAAACAGCGTAGAGATGAATATAAGGCTTCTCAGGGTAACGCAATCGGTAATACTAAGACCGCAAAGGCAACTCCTGCCGCACCTAAAAACGAAGATTATAATTTCTAATTGGAGGTAAATCATGGCGATAAATCTATTAAATCTTGAACCTCATAAAGTATCGCGTGATTTATCTGGATATATTACATATATCTACGGTGTTCCAAAGGTAGGTAAAACTACCTTTGGAAGCCAGTTTCCAGGAGCACTAATTCTTGCTTTTGAAAGAGGTTATAATGCTCTTCCTGGAGTAATCGCACAAGATATTACAACTTGGGGTGAATTCAAACAAGTTCTTCGAGAACTTAAAAAGCCAGAAGTTCAGGCAGTTTATAAATCTGTAATCATTGATACAGTAGATATTGCGGCTGCACTTTGCGAAAAATATATTTGTAATCAGTTAGGAATTGAAAATATTGGTGATGGCGGTTGGAGTACCAATGGTTGGAGTAAATATAAGAAGGAATTTGAAGATTCTTTCCGAACAATTACTCAGCTTGGATATGCAGTTTGCTTTATTTCGCACTCTGCTGATAAAACCTTCAAGCGTAAAGATGGAACTGAATATAATCAGATGGTTCCAACAGCACAAAGAAGTGTTAATGAAATTGTTAAAGGAATGGCTGATATCTTCGCATGTGCGGATATTGTAAATGGAGAAAGAAAATTAATTCTTCGTTCTCTTGACGGTAGTGTAGATACTGGTTGTAGATTTAAATATATTGAACCAGAAATTCCATTTAGTTATCAAGATTTGGTTAATGCTCTTAATAAGGCGATTGATAGAGAAGCCGCTGAAACTAACAATAAGTTTGTTACAGAGGAACGAGTTGCAGATGTAATTGCTCCAACTTACGATTATGATGCACTTATGAATGAATTCCAGAAAATTACTGGGGACTTAATGAGAAAGAACCCAAGTAATGGCCCTAAGATTACTGAGATTGTAGATAAGTATCTTGGCAAGGGTAAGAAGGTTTCTGAAACAACCAGAGACCAGGCTGAATTCATTGACTTAATTGTTGGCGAAATTAAAGACACTCTTGTTAAGTAATGAATTATACAGACGCTCTAAAAGAAAAATCTTTAAAACTTTCTGAAGTAATAGAACAGTTAACCGAATATAAAGAACTATATGGGGATTTACCAGTATTGGTAGAATTTCAAGAAAATGATTATGATTATCCTGTTGCGGCATTAGTAGCCAATGATAAATATGCTTCATTATCAATTGATGATTTCTTGTCATTGACAGCAGATGATTTATATGGTTGTTTAACTTTTAAGAGAGAAGGTCAAGCGTAAAGGGCTTGACTTTTTTCTTTAATTATGATATAATAATATAAAGGAGTATTCTGCATGGTAAAACCACATATAGTAAAATGTAGAATTTGCGGCAAGTCATTTGATACCAATACAGTTGAATTTTTTAGAAAAAGCAACTGGTATGCTCATAAAGACTGTTATGAAAAGCGAGAGGCCGCAAAATCCCAAGATGAAAAAGATTTAGACCATTTAATGGAGTATTGCGCGAAATTATATGGTAAATTATTTAATTATAACCAAACTTTAAGACTAGCGAAATCTTACCATGAGAAAAATAATTTTTCTTTCTCAGGGATAGAGCGCACAATGAAATATGTATATGAAATAAAGAAAGAACCAATAGAAAAAGGCAATGGTTCTATTGGTATTGTCCCATATATGTATGATAAAGCCTATAAATATTGGTATTCAATATGGTTGGCAAATCAGCAAAATGAAGCGAAAATTTTAGAAATACCCGAGACAAAAGTAATTGAAATAACAATTCCAGAGCCGCAACGCGAGGAGCGTCGCCGCAAACTTGGATTTACATTTTTAGATGAGGAGAGTATTGATGGCGAGTAAGTATTTAGATACAGTTGCAATCGTTCAGGTTATTGGAAGTGTGTTTATAAAACCACAATTACTTGAAGAAACAGATAAATATGTAATTACAGAAGAAGATTTCGTATCAGATTTTCATAGAGTAGTCTTTGGTGCTATTTATAAAGTTTATGAACTTGGAGCTACCTCTATTTCGATAGAGAGTATTTGCGATTTCTTATCCACAAAACCAAAAAGCGAAGCCATTTTTACAGTAAACAAAGGTGAAGAATGGCTAAAAAGTGCAGCAGAGAAAGCCATCCCGTCAGCCTTTGATTTCTACTATAGTAGAATGAAGAAAATGACTCTGTTAAGAGCCTATGACTCATATGGTATTGATGTTAATTTTATCTACAATCCTGATGAAATTGATACCAAAAAACTGCAATTGCAAGAAGAACAGTTAGACAATATGAGTTTAACAGATATTGCGGATAAAGTAGATGCAATTGTCGATTCAATTCGCCTTGAATGCGTTAGCGATACTTTTGGAGATACGCACCAGGCCGGTGAAGGTATTGATGCCTTAATTGATAGGTTAATGACATATCCAGAAGTGGGTTCACCATTATATGGTAAGTTCATCAATAGAGTTACTCGTGGCGCAAGACTTAAAAAGTTTTATCTTCGTTCAGCACCTACTGGCGTTGGTAAATCTCGTTCTATGATTGCAGATTGCTGTTATATTGGCACAGATATGATTTATGATGATATGCTAGGTTGGATTGGAAATGGAATTGCGGAACCTTGCTTATATATCTCTACTGAACAGGAACTAGAAGAAATTCAAACAATGATGCTTGCTTTCTTATCTTCTGTAAATGAAGAACATATTATTAGTAATCAGTATGAGGGAGATGAAGTTGAGCGTGTCCGTAAGGCCGCAGAAATCTTAAAGAACTCTCCTATTTATGTAGAAGAACTTCCTGACTTTTCTCTTCAAGATGTTGAAGATAGAATTAAAAAAGGTATTAGAGAACATAATATAAAATATGTTTTCCATGATTATATTCATACCTCAATGAAAATTTTGGAAGAAGTTACTCGTCGTTCTGGCGGGGTAAGATTAAGAGAAGATAACGTACTATTCATGTTATCAATTAGGTTGAAAGATATTTGTAATAAATATGGTATCTTCATCGAGTCTGCTACACAGTTAAATGCTGATTATCAAGAGTCTGAAACTCCTGACCAGAATTTACTGCGTGGCGCCAAAGCAATTGCGGATAAGATTGACTATGGTAGTATTCTTCTACCAGTAACTCAAAAAGATACTGACTCATTAGAGGCTATTTTGAGACAGAATGTATATGAAAAGCCAAATCTAAAATTGTCTATTTATAAAAACCGTAGAGGTCAATACAAAGGTATCTACTTATGGTGTAAAGCAGATTTGGGAACATGTAGAGTTAATCCAATATTCGCAACAGACTGGCGTTATCAGTTAATTGAGATGGATGATTATCAAATTAAGGTAGAACGTGGAGCATTTGATACAGAATAAACGGAGAATTAGTCATGATAAATTACGACAAGCAAGAAATAAGAGAAGCCTTGACGACTAATGACATATTCGACCTTTTATTAGAGTGGGGTGGTGACCCCCAATATGCCAGTTTCGGTATCTTGGCAGAAACTATTGACCATAATCCGCCAGGAGAAGGCAGCCGCAAACTCTACTACTATGAAAACAGTGGACTTTTTAAATCATATACTGCTGGCGATGATTCATTTGACATATTTGAACTTGCCATTAAAGTATATGATATTCAAAAAAATCAAAGAATTAACTTAAATGATGCTATTAGATTAATTGCTTTCAGATTTGGTATCGCTGGTTCGTTCGTTATGGACGATGATAGCGACCAATTAGAAGACTGGTCTGTGTTTAGTAAATATGATAGAATACAACAGATTGAAATTAAACAATATAATGTAAAACTAGAAGCATACAATAAAGATATTCTAAAAGTACTTAACTACGATGTAAAAATTCTGCCTTGGTTAAACGAAGGTATTAGCCAAGAGGTAATAGATTTTAATAAGATAGGTTACTATCCAGGTGGAAATCAAATATCAATTCCTCATTTTGATAAAGATAATCGTTTTATCGGGTTGAGGGGCCGCACACTTAGCAAAGAAGATGGTGAAATGTATGGTAAATATCGTCCTATTATAATCAATAAAAAAATGTATAATCATCCTCTTGGAATGTCTTTATATAACTTAAATAATGCTAAAAAAAATATAGCCTTGTCCAATAGAGCAATTATTTTTGAAGGTGAAAAATCTTGTTTAAAATATCAATCTTATTTCGGGCATGAAAATGATATATCTGTTGCCTGTTGCGGCAGTAATATATC